TTTTTCTCCTTCTTTCTATGCAAATGCCGCATCTATTTCACTATTGGTTATTGCAACCATATCCGACTGCTTTATATAGCTGCTTAGGTCAATTTCTCTTGTACCTAATTTTTCATACTTATTGTTAATCCATAAATATTCATCATACACATTCTGTCCTCTTCCAGAATTGGCAATTAAATAAAACGTTCCCTTAACGCCTGTTGATGGCAATGTCTGCACTACTTGAAAATCCAATTTAGTAATACCGGCCATCGCTGTTGAAATGGCCGATGTTACAAATGCTGTTGATGCGGCCTGAGTATTATTTGTACCAGCTGATGCTGTTGGCACTTTAGGTGTACCAGTAAAAGACGGACTCGCTATAGGTGCTTTCTTAGTTAGCTCAGCCTGTACTGCCTTGTTTTGTACCGGGTTTGTTGAAGTGCTACTCAGTTCACTATCTACTGTTGTCTTATTTGCACCTTCCGCTATTCCATCAAGCTTTTTCTTATCACTTACTGACATAAGACCATGTGCAGTCTGTGTTGCATCAGAATAAGTTGTATTTGTCGGTGCTCCATATGTACCATCCCCTCGTAAATACTTTCCATAATCGCCAGCTGCCGGTGCAGGTACCAATCCTGACGTTCCAGCTGCTGAAGCTGTTGCACCTTTCATAACAGCATACGTTGTATTTTCTTTCGGTGGTGTATATCCAAGTGCTTTTATTACATTATCACTTGTAAGCTCTCCTCTGATAGTTTGTGATGATTTGTTTTCAACATTGCCTAATCCGATTTCTTCCTTTGAATGTGTGTGTCCTTTATCACTTTTATCTTCCAATAGAGTTTTAATTTTACTAATGATGTATACCGCACCTGTAAGATTTAAATATTTATTTTCCATAGTTCTCCTTTCTGTTATCTAAAGTCCATTAAATATAGCCTCTATTTCTTCAATGGTAATAGCATTATCATTATTAACTGCATTCACCTCCTCCGGGGTGTATGATGGTTTGTTTTGTGCTTTAGCCCATTCTGGTATGGTTGGATCTGTCTCATACATATCTCCTGATATTTCTTTTCCATTCAAGCGGGGTTTGTTTTTTAGCTGTTCATAATCATCCATTATGTATATTTGCTCACATTCAATTCTTAATTCAGTATCATTTTCCATTTCAAGTTCAATTTCTGTCATATCATCCCCTCTTTCAATATATCTTCAACTGGTACTGACTTGATATTGCTTGCAATTACATTTTCATCTTTTGTCTTTGCCCTGACCTGTATCAATACATTCTTCATAGCATCAAGCTGCAGTGTTTCATCTTGAGATAATTTAATAAATAATGTTTCATCCGAAGTATTCAATTGATCCATGGACTTCTCAAACTCATATTTTCCCTGTTTAAAGGTTACATATATTTTTTCCAAATTATTTATATCACAACCTTTTAATTTTATTTTGATTGTTGGAGTTGTTCCTCTTCTCATACTTCACCTCTTGTCTCAAAACTTATATTGCATCAATTTCCTTGGTACTTATAGTTTCTATTTTATCTACTTTTTGATTGACACTTTCAATTTGTTTTCTAACAGCCTCCCCCGCTGTATCGTATGACTCTCCTGCAAATCCTTTTCTCACATCCTTAAGCTCTGCTTCGTAGTTGCCAAATCTTTTTAACAATTGTTCCACAAGTGTAGTCTGCTTTTCCTCTTCCTCATCACCAAATCTCATTTTTCCAGTACATTTAACAATTATGTTGAACGATATCAGCTTACTGTCACCATCTATCACTCTGATCTGCATAACATTCTGCCCTGCATGAAAAAATGACTCAGAAGGAATAATCGTAATCGTATTTCCATCCACTTCTGCCAAGGCTTTATTAGGCTCAGCCATAGTTCTTGTACACATACTGTACACAACTGCTGCCGCTGTACCCGGAATAGTGTAATCCTTTATATCAAACTCTAATGCGATTGAATTTGTGCCCTCAGTTACCTCTATTGGAGCCTGAAGCACATTCTTTGTAACATATATGTCTCTTTTGATAGTCTGCATTCAAATATCTCCTTTCCTATGCAGGAATAAATCTAACTATATATCTTCCAGCCGGTTCTACACCTGACTCAAGGAAATCATACCAGGATCTCGCATATTGTCTTCGTGCTTCTTCCTCTTCCACACCGGCTCTCTCAAAGTTCTTGAGGTAAGCTGAAGCAAGATACTCCGGTGTCTCTGTACTTGTTTTAAATTGAGACCATGTCAGATTATACGCAGATGTTTTAATCCATTCACCTGTAGATTCTGATAACTGATCAATCCAATATAACTGTACTGTTCCATCTCCTATATCGTATCCGTTAGCCTTTGCCCAATTTGTATATTTGGTTGCCGGAGTCCACTGCACCAGTCCATAGCCACCGGAATAGTTGCCCTCTTTAAGGCTTTGCCACAATCCAGGATTAATGGTTGATTCTCTCTGCATATTTCCAAGCAGGCCTGAGATTGCATTGATTGTCCAGCCTTTATCACTTAGATATGTATAAATTTCTTTGGCATTGCTCTCCATCTCTCCCTGCGTCAAATATTTATTATTACTAATCATGGATAAGCACCCTCTTTCGATTTTCCTCCTATAAGCAGGCCTCCAACATAATTCTCATAAGTTCCATCCGAATACTCTACTGTTCCGGTAAATCCGTTATATCCGTTTACACCGAATGACTGGCAATCAACATATACCTCGCCAGTCTTAAACATTCTAAATAATGCATTTTCAGTACCGATTTTAAAAATTTCATTACTTACTGCAAAAATTCTCCCGACAGTATTACCACTTTTGTCCATGATCTTCATCTCCCCCTCTGAGATCTCTACTCTTCGGCCAAATTCATCACTTCCACAAGTGTATTTACCATTTGTCAGTATTCCATCTTTATCCATGATAGTTAGGATAGCTCCATTACCATCTAATACTTTTATAATGCCTGCTATGTTGTCTATTCCGCCAATGGTCAATGTTCCTCCATATATCCTGTCTGCCAGCATGGTTCCGGCTATAATATAGTCGGCAAAAAAGCCTTTCCCGGTTCCGAATGTACTCCATATCCAGTCTTTTCCATCAGCGGTCCTTTTGGATGCAATCTCAAATCCCATTGATCCAAGGCACATAGCTCCGAACGTAGGTGAATCAGGGTTTAAATCCTCAAAAAGCATGGCTCGTACATCCTGCTTTTGAGCTACATCACGTAGTGCATGAAACTGTGTTTTCACTGCATCCAGTATTCCCTGCACCTGAGAGCCGATCACAGATCCATCTTCTCTGATTGCGCTCTCAATTCGGTTATTAATACTGACCTGATTTGATATGTAATCAAATTGATAATCGCCCAGCGATACAGATAATATGCGGTCATTCACACAATCCCACTCTAATTCCGTAACTCTTGCATCTGTAACTATATCAAGATTATTGTTTCTACAATGTACGGTATCACCAAGAGACACTTCTACAAGCCCCTTGACATCGGCATACAGCTCTGTATCCTCAATCATTACCATATCCACAGATATAGTTACTTGAGGCTTGTCTGCCCCCGCTTCCCACTGTTCCTGACAGCGTTTTCTAAGTGCAGCCTCCAGTTGTGCCGGTGTATCGCATATGATCACACCTTTCGATTCATCATCTTCCTGTGCATCAGCTCTCATTTTTACATCTTCAAATTTCATTGTTGAATATTTGACTGTTGGATATTTGTCTATAAGAGGGGAATCAACCCAAGGAGCATCCCCATCTATCTGATATCCGTTATATGCCTGTGGAATGATCCGGGTAACCACATTTCTTAGGTCAACCTCCTCTTTCATTCCGTTCTCAGCAATGTTTTTTCCGTAAAGGATCTCAACACCTCTGTCGCTGCCAGCATGACGATTTATTATCGCTTTGTAATTATCATATACGATTTCACCGCCCCATCTCTTAACAAAAGAATTCTCATCGTCACCATTGATGGCTTCGATGAGATTTTTATTTTGGTAATATGCAGTTCCAGTCGATGTAATATCTGTTTCGGCTGTATACTTTTTATTCGGTGCAGTCATGATATCAAGAGCCTGCTGCCCTGTTTTGTCAGTTGGACGGACATCCAAAAGGAAACAATCATCTGCCGCATCCATAAATATAGGCTGCAGATCAGCAGATATTCCGGAATCACTTTTTTCCTTATGAGTTATTCTGAAAAGCTGCTCTCCATTAAAGGAAGGCATCTTAACAACTGCTCCCTCTTTAATATACTTCCAGCGGTCTTCTGAATCCTTTGGATGTTCAAGCGTTACCTCCCATGTTCCATTCAATACGGCATGAACGGATGCACTTGAAGGAAATAATGACATATCTCCGTTCTGATCAAAGTTTGTATTTTCAATGTTATATATCTGGATCATAAGCACCTCCAATTAGGTATCACTTTCAGATTTCCTCCGTAAAATTCAATCTTGTTGTTTCCTGGCTGTAAATACATATCTTCATAATTTCCTGACACTTTGGTATTATTCAAAGTACCATCCTCGCGATACGCGATCATCCGATCTGTATCTATGGTCAGATTTTGACCAACATTAGCAGTCATCGTTTTTCCATTGATCTTAAGCGTACACATACCTTCTGCTGCGATCTTATATGTCGGATGACACTCTATATAAGGATTCCAGCAAACATCTTCTATGTCATATTCCATTGCACCATCTACGGAATATTGGAGCCCATCCAGTGTGTGAAATATCGCTGTAAAATTGCCTATCCGCTCAGATGTCCTCTCATTATCATCTAATTCAACATAGGTTATTTTATAAAAAAAGCCTGCATCATCAGATATAATAAGTTTTGCATTTCTTTCTGACAGCCACTGTTTTGCCATTCTCCAGCGATCATTCCACCTGTCTACTGCTCCGATATAATTAAATGGTATCTTTATTGGTGTTGCTGCATATGTACCATTAAACTTGTATATGGTTCCATCCCGCCCTGATAGTTTTACCTCTTCCATATTCGGCTGAGCGGCAGGAATAGATATCAACTCCCGGGCAAAAATCTGAAGCGAAGAGCCTCTTATGTCATTGTATTGTATGTCATGCATTATTTTCCTTTCGCCCCCTGTGTTGCTAATGTCTTATTTGCCATCTGCTTAAGAACGAGATTTGTAAGTAATGTGATCGACTTCTTATCTCCAATATAAATGTTATTCTCCGCAGTCATTGATATTGATTTGAATGCTTCAACGATCATTGCGGCCAATGTTGCATTATTTGCATCATTTTCTTCTCTGATGTAGTCCTTTAACAGTTTAATTGGAAGTACCGCCTCTTTTCCAGCCTCTCCCCCTCCCATCAGGGAATCTCCATTTGCACCAAATATGGTCGGACTATTCAGGATTCCTCCATTTGCATACCAATCTACAGAAATTTTAGGTACCTTAAGTGGGGAAAGTGACCACTCTCCACTCGCTTTAAAATGAGGCAACTTTATTTTTGGTAATTTCCAATCAAAATCGAAGAATCCTTTAATCTTATCAATAGCTCCCTTGATAAAATCGGCTACAGCTCCGAATATGGCATTTACACCATCTCTGAACCATTCACACTTATTATAAAGCGTTACAAAAATGGCTATAAGTGCCGCAACTGCCGCAATAATTATAAGTATTGGATTAGCGGCCATGACTGCATTTACTGCTGCAAAACCAGTTTTTATAGGCCCCAATACAGGTGCAATTTTAGATATAATACCAATTAGTGACGAAACCCCTCCTGATACCTTGCTTATTATAGAAAACACAGGGCCAACTGCTGCCACTACCAATACGCATCCGGCAATCACTCTCTGTCCTTCCGGGGAGAGCTGATTAAACTCTTCAATCAATCCGGCAACCAATTCTGTAATTTTGGTAATCAGCGGTGCAACTGTATCCGCAAGCTCAGCTGTTGCCTGTTGGAAATCTGCTGTTGCCTTATTTCCGTCTACCAAATTCTTATTGTTTTCCTGCCATTTTTTTCCTGCATCTACGAGACCCTGATTCGCCATTTCCTGCATGACCAGGTTTACTCTCTCACTTTCACTTCCGCAAGCTGCAAGCTTTTCATTAAATGCATCCTCTGAAGTTCCCGCCCAATTGAGCATATCCGCAAAAGTCCCCGTAACAGTACTTGTTTTCACAGTCTCATTGATTGATTCTGCAAGTCCATCAATGGGAATACTATCCCCGTAAGTTGCCCATGCACCAATCGTCCCCTCAATTACCGTGCTTAATTCTTCTTGTGACAAACCTAACGCCTGAAGATTGGCCGTAGTTGTTGCAGCTGTCTGATCATCTGCAAGCACACCATATAAGGTTCTATAACTTTCCGCTGTTTGTTCTGCTGTGTACCCTGCATTTTGGCTCGACACCTCAAGCGATCCCATAATTTTACGATATTCTGCTGTTGCAGGTACTGTAGCTGCTGTTGCTGCTACTATGCCTGCTGCCGCCGTTGATATTCCACTAAACTTATCCCCTGTCTCTTTTGCTTTATTTCCAAAAGCCTGTACTTTTTCAGCATAACCTTCCGTTACAGCTGCTCCGCTTTTCAGCTTTTGCTCAACATCTTCCAGCTTACTTTTGTAACCATTAAGTTTTGTAGTAGTTTCATTTATCTCGTTCTTTTTGTCCTGAATTGCTTTTTCATCTTTATTTTCAGCAGATTCAAGAATATCCAATTGTTTTTTTAATGATTCAAGTATTCTTTCGTAATTCTCTGTTTGATTTGAAAGATACTTCTGTTCATCTTTATATTTTACAATCGACTTTATATGATCGTCATATTTCGATTTAAGAGCTTCGATTTCAATCTCATTCGCCTTAATTTTATCTGTAGACTCTGCAATTTTATCAGATAATTTCCTAATTTGTTCCTTACTTTCTGCTGCACCGCTCTCAAGTTCTTCTGTTACTTCAGCAAGGCCTTTCTGATATTTTGTTAAACTAATCTGTGCGCTTGTAAGCTGGTTCTGCTTCTTTCGGATTGCATCCTCATTTCTGTTTTCTGCAGATTTCATTTCTTCAAGCTCACGCTTCAGAATTTCCACCTTATCAGAATAAACGTCCGTCTGTTTTGCCAGATATTCCTGACGGTCTTTTAACTTTTCAACTGCAGTAGTGCTGTCATCCCATGCCGCTTTTGCAAGTTTAAACGAATTACTATTTTCCTGAACGGCTGTATTTACCTGCTGCATCGTCTTTTGAAAGTCTGCTGCACCATCTGCCTTAAACACTAATCCAACTCTCTTCAGTTCATCCGCCATATAACGTTCTCACCATCCTCGCTTTCTTCTCACAGAATATCTCGTATTGTTCGCAAAAAAAGACGGGACATGAATGGAAGAACTCGTCCTCTGTCATTCCCATCTCTCTCGCATCAACCATATATTCAGCCCAATTTATCTCGAGCTGAATGCTTTCATCTGTGCTTTCGATTCCTCTTTTTTTTTAATTTTGTCAACTTCTTTCTGATAAGCCTCTACAACTTCAAGAAGTTCTGTTGGATCCGGTGGCACAAGCTGAAGTGCTTCATCAAATGTCACTTTTCTCCCATTGCTTCTTACCATTGCATAGATAAGCTTCGCTGCAAAATTCATCTTGTCGCTGTCTGTTGCTTTTCCAATCTTTTCAAGTTTGTCTATTCTCCGTCCAAGCTTTGAACCACCTATCTGATCAAGATAATAAATAGTTCCAAAATTCATTTTGGCCTCTATTACCGTTCCATCAGTCAATCTTATCATCTTACCTTTATTCATCTAATCAGACCTTTCCACTCACTTTCCCAACTGCTACCACAAGATCATCTTTTGTAAGTACCGGCTTACTAAAGAATTTTTCCTCTGTGAGTCCTTCCGGTGCAGATGCACTCTCTACCCTTGCAACAATGTCTCCATCCTCATTGAATGGATATGCTTTGATTTTGATTGTATCTGTCTGCTCGTTTGCCTTCTCCTCAGATGTTGATATATCATCAGAGTTCTCACTTAGCTTGCACTTTGGATACCAGTCGTATCTATATCCGCCTTTTCTTAATTTGACCACCTTACCATAAGCAAAATATGGTCGTGGTCTGTTTCCTCCTGAAAGAATAAGACCATCCGCATCAACATTGTCTCCACGTAATTTTGCAAGTGTATCAGCCGGAAATGCAACAATTTCCACCTCGATATCTGTTGAAGTTGTTGTAATATCACTGTCATACACTGCTCCTGACGCGTATGTATCAGTTGGTTCTCCATTTTCCGTGACTTTTACGCTTTTAACTACTTCTGTCTTCTCCACCTCTTCCGCAAATGTGGATGTCCACCTGCCATCTGTATCCATTGTATTGAAGCACAGATACTGAGCTCCTACTGTTTCCTTCATTGGTGGTCTCTTAGTTTTAATTGCCATAATTGCCTCCTGTTCTATAAATCCAATGCTGCTATCATCTTTTTATAGTATCTTTCTTTGTTCTGTTCAAATAATGGTTTCAAGTGAGCTTTTGCGCTCATTTTTTTCGTGCCATGTTCAAGCATCGGTCCGTAATACTTGCCCCATCCCACATCTATTCCTGTCTTATCACGCTTATAGCTAAATGAGTCAACCAAATGTGTATATCCTGGAGCTGTGACCTTTCTTCTTGGCTTCGGCAGGCGCAACAGGTCGTTAACAAACTCCTTTGCGCCCTCCTCTATTGCATCCAGAGCGCTTTTTTCGTCCACTTTTGAAAGATAGCTTCCAAGCATATCCTGAAATTCTTCCATTCCGGAATCTTCAAATGTAATATCATTCATTCATCGTCTCCAGCGAGAAATACGAGTGCCAAATTTTATCGTCTGTAATAAATTCATGCAGGATAGTTGGGTGTAGTCCCTTTTTGCGCATCATATCTCTCAGCATTATCAGCTTTTCATTTCTTGGTGTGCGAGAATAAAAGCTCACCTGCCATGTGATTTTATCTTCATAGTTGTCACCTGATGCCATCACATCATCCCATGCTATTTCCCAATAATCAATTCTCGGAAACTTCTTTCCATTATCAAGATCAGATATTCCTTCATTGACCGGACAGCCAGTGGCATGTAACATCTCACTAAGTTCCTGTTTCGTCATCATATACCTCCCTGTCATATGCCGGAGTCTTAAGTGTCAGTTCTGTTTCTTTGAAACCGTCTTTAGTGGTCACGTGAGCCACATTGTATATCTCATGCTGTGCTCCATCTATTACACAGATGCACTTGCTGTTGACCTGCTTATACTGTGGAATACTGATTTTCATTGTAACCTCTATTCCATCTGCCGACAGCTTAGCTCGTGTTGTATCAAATACAGAAAGCTCCCTGTACCAGATATGCATCCCGGTAGATCTTACCTTTTCCACCGGAAAGTCCTGCAAATTATCCTCCTCTATCCTGAGAAGTTCCAGCACACCATCTGTATATTCAGGCATTGCCATCCGCTTCCACCTCCGTTTCCATCTGCCACGTTAAAATCATACTTGAATAATTATCCATAAACTCACTGACTCTATGATGATATGCATAATACATGTAATTTTTAAGCAGCATCCTGTATGTCAGATCTGTTGTGATATTGCAGCCGGGATTTAAGCTCCCGACTGTACATTCACCCTCTCTTGCAAGATTTGCAAGCTGACTGTCTTCGTAATATGGCGGAATCTGGAATTCTGCCCTCATCTCTGATACCAGTGCTGTCAGTTCTGTGTTCTCCATATTACTGCCTCTCTTTTATTATTCCTGTCCAGCCTTAACGATTGTAGCCTGTGTTACAGGGAGCACATACTCCTCCAGCTTAGTTACATCAAAGATAACTGCAACATTGTCATCTACGGCACGGCCGTTTGCATAACATGATGCGATAATGAGATCTGCATTTTCCATAGCCTTTGTCTGGTCATACTCATTGACTCTCACACCTGTTGTTCCCATAGTGTAGTATCCTGCAATTGTAAATGCAGCCTTACCCTTCGGACAATTTGCATCTACGATTTTCTCGATGTCAATGAATGACTTGTTGACATAGCCGCCTGTCAGAGCCTCTCCATACATGCATGGATCCACATATTCTGCCTCGTCTGACGGATTGCAGATAAGATACAGCTTGTCTACAACACGCTTACCATTATTGGTAAGAGTCTTTCTCACATCTGAAAGTCCTTTAGGGCTGAATTTTGTGATGTTTGTCACAACCGTCTTAGCCTTGTTGGTACCGTCGCTGTTTGATGTTCCAATCTGACGGAAAATACCAATCGGTCCTGTCTTTCCATCTCCATCAAGATATCCCTTTACAAGACCATCCTGCATGGCTTCTGACAAAATTGCCATAAAATAACGGTCAACAAACTCAAGCGAAAGCTCTCTGATTGCCTTTGGAATAACTAAGTAAGCGGTGAGCATGTGAAGGTCAATGTTAAGTGATGAAATCTCTGTGCTCAGCTCGCCCTTAACTGAGTCTGTAAGAGCTCCCCATACTGCTGCACCTGTATGTGATGCAACAATCCACTTCTTGACATTGGCAGGTGCCATGTTGACAAGCTTAAGGATTGGTGATGCTTTCTTGACATCATCAAGTGTTCTGTCAATGATTTCAGTCGGAATGATATCAATCTGATTGGCCGTGATTGACTGCTTGATATCTTTGAAGCCTTCATAGAAGTTTTTCTCTTCCTGTGAAAGGTTACGGAGTCCGAGCTGCTTCTTGAAGTCGGCATCATGGCTCGCACGCTCTGCCTCTGCTACAACCTGATTGATCAGATCTTCATGCATAGCTTCCTGCATCATCTTGATTGACTGCATAATTGCTTCTGATTTTTTCTCTGGCGGTGCATCATTTAAAAGCTGCATTACCTTGTCTTTTACTTCCTGGTTTAAATCTTCTACCTTCATTTATTTTCCCTCCTGATTAAAAAAAGCACCCCAACCGGTGCAGTCTGTTTCTGGTTCTTTTTTGTGTGTAAGCTGATAGAACTCTGCCAGCTGTTTCTGATGCTCTGTACGATTCTTTAGCCGCTGCTGCAGCATTTCATTTTCTTTCAGCACCTCCTGCAATTTTACATCCGATGCTGTTTCTTCTTTTGGTGCTACCCCGATTTCATCAATCAGGCCATATTCCAAGGCCATCTGTGGGGACAGCGTTGTTGTCTTATGCATCATCTCCCGCAGCTCATCCTCGGAAATTTTTGCCCGCTGCATAAACAGTGCTACACAGCTATCCATAGCGACATCCAGATTGTCCGCTTCTGCTCTCAGGTCTGCAGCATTTCCGCTTACCGTCTCCCACATGTCATGAATGATTGCGGTCGTACCCTGCCCCATAATGCGCTTATCGCATGCCTGCAAGATCGTAAAGGCTATCGAATGGCATCCGCCCATTACAATTCCCGTTTTATAAGATCCATGCTGCTGCAGCATATTATAAATCGCGGTTCCCTGATCGACGCTTCCGCCATTGGAATTAAAGTAAATCTTAATCTCATCGGTCTCCGGAATTGCATCCAGAAGCTCCTTAAAATGCTTTGCTGACGTCTCAGAATCTTCGTACTGCCATGTGTCCCAGTTGAACGGACCTGTTTTTCTTATTTCATCAAAAATAAAAATCTCATGAATATTATCCGTCTGCTGGAACCTGTAGATTACATTTTTCTGTTCCATGTCCTATTTCCTTTCTTTAAATTTTATGCTGTTTGACGGACAGCTCCGAGATATTGGATCACCTCATCATCATCTAAATAAGTTCTTCTGTTTTCTCATTCTGTCCCTCCTCTGCATAGTTTTTGGTCAGCGCTCTCGCCTGACTGAAATCTGTATTAAGTAATGGATAACCTACCATTTCACGCAGCTCATCATAACTAAATCCGATTCCGCGCAGCTTATCCAAATTTACAGCACTGTCTACAACATCCACATGCTTAAATCGAGCAAGCCATACAAGCACACGTTCGCATTTTTTACTGTAATCATTCTCACCAACGATATACGCTGTTAAAGTATCGTTAATTACTTCCGCCACAGGGCTGCATGCATATGTGATAAATTCATTCGTTGCATCGGATTTTTCCGTGATATTCCCATTAAATACTGCTTCCGGAATGTCAAAGGCATTGGCTGCTTCGTTGTTTATGGCCAAGGCAACCTTGGCAAGCTCCTCCGCTTTTGCGCTCGCATTTATCTGTATATTTTCAAGTGAGACACCTTCCGACTCTGTCATTACCGTCAGATCTTCGCTCTCAAGCATTCTCTTGATTTTCTCTGCATACATGTCCTTGGTGACTATCTTGTCAGTTCCATCAGCCTGCTTTTCCCTGAAGGACTGTGCTGCACCCAGCTTCAGTTTAAATTTTGGCTGATTTGATAGACGAATCATGTAATTAATTGCATTGAGCGTATTGTTATATTGATTCACAACGGACTCCAGATATACTCTTATCTTTGCATTGTCGTACCGTAAGTGGATCACCTCTGATGACATAAATTTTTTGTATAAACCATACTGTTCTCCTGCACATTCAATCGTTATGTTGCTATATATGCGCTCTGACAGCACACTGTTTGACACTTGCCATGCAGACGCTTTGTAATATTTGCCGTTCATCGGTATGATAAGCGCTTCCTGTGTCCATAACAGTTCTCTTATAATCCTTGTCCAGAAATAGGTGCCACACTCATGGTCATTTGGCATTACATTGAGTCTGTACTCTATACTGCTTTTCTGTGTGCTGTCTGTCTGAACTATTATGTCCGACTTTGCAATTGCTCTTGCAATCATCATCACAGCTTTTTCAATTGCCAGTTTTGACAGATTAAGCTTTTCCAAGTCAAGCGCAATAACCTCTGCCATAGACTGCATCTCTTTATTCTTTTTTTGAAACAGAAAATCAAACATTGCTGCCTCCTAAATGTATATTATTTGAACCTCCAGCTCATCTTTGCAGAACATTGCAGCATCAAAAGCCATGAACCCATCATTTTTCCTGAGCTTCGGTTCTACCTTTCCAAACATCTTATTGCCAAATTTATCTTCGGTAACACTTGTGTTGTTGGTGTACCAACGCATTATTGCTGATGCTCCAAAATTAATCATGCCCTGACTGAACATGGACTGGATAAATGGTGCAATTATTCCGGTTGCTGATGTAATCTTCCGGATCAGCCGGACTACACCGTTCGGATTCTTACGATCCTCAATCGTAAGGCCCCGTTCCTCGAATGCCATCTTAAACAGAGTGTAACGGTATGTATCCATTGCTATCTTCTTGACATCATATTCGGCACATCTTTCCATGCACCAATCAACTATGCTATTCACATCGATTACAGGTCCCGGTACCACCTCGAAATCATTAAATTCGGTCTGCCCTATATTCTTAAGCGGGAACTTGATGGAGTCTAAAAAAGGCGAGTCCGCACAAATCCATGTGTGCTGTCGCCATATATATTCTCCTGATTCAGTTTTTGTCAAAACTCCCGCCGATGCAAAGTCCCTTATGTCAGCATAATCGATTCCAATTACAGCCGGCTGCCCTTTTGTATCGATTGTCATTCTTGGCTTTTTCAGTTCTAATTCCTCTGTCGTACTGCCCTCATAACATGCACGCAGTACATTCAGCCATGTTGTGACTGTTTCCTCTTCCTTTCGTGCCGATCTGTCCATTCGTTTTGTAATAAATTCCGGTCTCTTTGACGGTATCTTTTTCATTTCAAGATAATCGTGCATTATCTGATTGGCCAGAATCGGCATATATTCCATTGATGGGTTGGCTTTGTGCCATGCATCAGGAATATCAACCTCTTTCATGCTGTCAATTTCGCAGATGAATGGATAATATCCCAGTGGATTTTCACCGGTCTCAAGGATTTCAGCGCACATTGATGAAATCTCATCCAACGGACCGTCTCTGACGTAGCCATCTGTGGTAATAATAAACTCTCTGGAATGTTTAACTTTTCCGAATGAAGACTCAAACACATTTATCTGATCATAATTCTCGTAAGCATGAATCTCATTGAGCACCAGGCATCCGGTTCGCTTGCCGTCTTTGGTTTTGGCATTTGAAGTGTTATATTTCATTTCAGAGCCTGTTGCAAGATTCGTAATCAGCTCCTTTGTTACTGAAAATTTTCCTTTGAACTTTGCATTTTCATGTAGCATGTCATAGGCAACCTTGAAAGTGTCCTTGACCTGATCTTCTGAGTTGGCCACAATCTCAACATGATAATTTCTGACACCATACAGAGGTGTCTGCATAAAATTTACCAAGGGAACAATGAAGCCGTCCTTTCCATTTCCACGTCCTTCTTTGATGAAAAACTTTGGGAATACCGGAATATCGTCTTTGTACATGAATACAAACGCGTATATAAACTTCTGGTATGGAAATAGCTCATAATAATTTACTTTGCAGTATTCGAGACAATTCTCATAGGTCTCTTTATCGAAAAAAATATCATTCCGCTTAAGTAATGGCTTTACAATGTTCTTGATAAGCTGTTTTCGCTTTTTATTTATCCACTTCGGATGTTCTTTGACATATTTGAGATAATCATCAATTTCCTTACAGATAACCATCTGTTGCTTTTTCCGGTTCAGGTACCGGATCCTTGAGTCTCAGATCAGCTAAAATCTTGAGCATAGTTGCTGTGGTTTTTTGCAGATTGACAACAGAATCATTTGTTTTCTCGACTTCAACTCCGTTTCCGTTAATAGTCTTGTATCTGAGCCCTTTGGACTTGATGTCACTAATCAGCTTCTTTTTCAGTGACCAATAATATACATAATCGTCAATCATATCTTTGTAAAACTCTGCATTCATTCCCCGAAGCTCCAACTGCTTGACCAGAGAATCTCTTATTTCCGTTTTTGTCAATCCGCTCACCTCCCTTTTTCTCAAAATATGTCTGTTTTTTGTGTATAATTTGCATATTTTTTAACGGTTTTCATTAAAAAAATAACTGTATTTTTGTGTTCTTCAAAAAAATTCTTCTTAAAGTAATTTTTGAAATTGGTACCCCTTGCCCTTTTCACGCGAGATTTCAAAATTTTTCCGGAGTCATGCCCACATGCCCGTTCGCCATTCGCGAAAATTTCACAAAAATTGACCGGGGGGTATTACCAACGCTCCCGGCTCACAAGTTTCTTTTTTCTTTTAAACTTGTGAGGCACTCTGCCATGTCTGATGTTGTGACAACGAACGCACAGACTAATAAGATTATCATTATCCAGTGCAAGCTCCGGATGCTCCTTCAGTTCCTGTATGTGATGTACCTGCTCCGCCCTTGCTATCTTCTTTTCTTTCTCCGGCAGCCATTTTCCTTCTGCCACAGCCTTTTGGATTCTTGCCCTGCAGTCCTGACACTCAAAGCGATCCCGCTTTAATATCTCTATTCTTTTGTTTTGCCATGCCGCACTATCATAAAACTTCTTTGCTTCTGTATCTGTCATTATTCCAAAATAAAAAGGACCGGCCCTTTTGCCAATCCTTTATGCTTACACTATATCACACATCAAACGGACAAAACGGACAACTTTATTTATTTTCTTTCTGAGACTGCTGCAGATATCTGTCATGTTGCTTGCGCGCACTGTCGGCTGTAATGCCTATCTTCTGTGCCACTGTGTTCCAAGAATAGCACCTGACATGACGATACAACATAATCTGTCGAACGACTGTGTCGTCTATTGATATAATCCATGAGATAATTCTGTCCTGCTGCTGATTGAGCTTTCTCTTCTTGGCTTCAATCAGCTCTCTTACACTCACAGCCTTAATTGCCAAGTCTGCCATCTGGTCACTGCTTCCAGTTCCCGGAGTGAATGGCAAGCCTGTAATCTGCATTGCTTTTCCTTCCGCTTTGCTTTCAATCAGCTCCAGTTGTTCTTCCCACATCTTGATTTCTTTTTTGATATAATATACGCTTGTTAATTCTTTCTTCGTCATTTGTCACTCCTCAATTCCGAACCATGCGAGCATAGATATAAAACGCTGCATTGATACCATTGTACCTAACCTCTGCATCCAGGAACTTGTATCCCGGATATGCTTTGATGAGTTCTGTCTCTAATACTGTGTGGTCTTTGGCCATCTTCTCAACACGGCGCTTCTTGAACTTGCTATAGCTCTTTGTCGGCTCCGGTGGCTTCTTTAAGTTTCTTGAGCTCACCCACCGCTTAGTACCGTGTGGATTTCTTGATATATATTCTCCTAAACCTGTGATGAGAAAATCATCATCAGGTGATATTCTTCGTGTGTTTGGTCTGTCGCATTTTTTCCAGAGCGATTCCAGCTCGTCTCTGTCCATGCCGTCTCCGGTCATGAGAATGTGGAAATGTGGTCTCACATATCCATCAAATGCGAGCACGTATATGTACTTGATATTTTCCAGTCCTTTTCTTTTTCTCCGGTAATTTATCTTTGCTATAAAATTCTTGATATCTTTTCTTGCTCTCTCTTCGTCTGCTGGAAGCTTGTCATCATTCCACCCGAACGTGCACCACAGGTCACCTTTTCCAAAGTTGATATTCCCGAGCCTTATAAGATACCGCCTTGCATTTTTATCGTTTAAGTTTTTTTGAGCTTTGCTTGATGGTCTCTTTTTGGTCTTCGGCATGTCACTGAGCCTTGGGTAGCTTGGGTATATCTGGGCTTCAAGGAGAGTGGTCTGTGACTTTATGTTGGTGCACTTCGTGGTGGCTGTTCTGTACAGGCAGTTTACCTTGCCCTCTTTGAGAAGCTTCTCAAGCCTCTCCTCCTCGGTGTCATCTATGTATTTTTTGAAAGCCTCTTCGTAGTCGTAGTTGTCGTATCTTCTCATACTGTGTACTCTTAAATATAAAAATCCCTCATTTGTTAATACCCATTACGAGGACGGTAAAGAATTTTTACCTATATATTATGGGTTTACTGCTGCCTCTGTGCCGCTCTTATCTTTCTGTTGTATTCAGCCTGATACAGCAGCTTTTTGTCCGTTGTTAGAACGACTCGTTTAAGAGTTGTCTCATACTTTTTCAATTTCTCGCACGTTTGTTCCCAATCTTTCCATATTGTATCGGTCATGTTTCTTTTCATGGTTTTTCCTTTCCTCTATATATGTAGAGACACAGCCTGCTTGTGCAAGCTGTGTACACATGTCTTGTAATATTTGCAGGTCGGTGTGCAGTCGATAGAATCAAATTTACATTTTTGGGGTTTTATCGGTTTCATACCACTCAGTGTTCTGCTCTTCAACTGCTGCCTCCTTTAGTTCATATCCCATGCACTTTACCGGTCTGCTTGGTTTACCGCATTTTTCGTAGTACTTACAGTTTATGCATTCATTTCTGTTCATTTTGTTGTTCCTTTTCTTCCTGAATCTTATCGTATTCTCTAATCAATAGCAGTCCTATCACAAACTCTGTTGTTCCGATCAGGACAATCGTTGAGAGAATTCCATATACTATAAAATCTATTCCTGACATATTATTCCTCACTTTCTAATAACTCTGGATTGTCAAATATATTGCCGATAACTTCTACACATTTTCTTTCTTCCATCTAAAATTGCCCGGGCCATTTCCGTATTGAATAAAATCGGTTTAATTGCCATCTACCCCATCGCCTTTCACGATACGCATAACCGTCTGATATAGCGCAGCATTTCTTCCAACCAGCTTTGTTATGTATGTATCCAACTGCTCAACAACTGCATCCACATCATAGGCGGTCGGTTGTTCATCAATAACATTCATGATTTCCATCGAATCAATACAGTCAGAAAAATCTACATTTTCGAGTTTATCTGCATTAATCAGTCTCATCGTTCACCCTCCTGTTCCATGCTTTTATTTCTGCTCTCTCTGCGTCATTATAAGAACCCGCCCATGTTCCCCCGCTTCTTCCGTGACAATTGTTGCAGATAATCTGCGCCCAAAATCCTTTATCTTCTCCAGGAATCCGTTCATAATTTATTTCAGCTTTTCCACCACAAAACGGGCATGGCTTTAATTCTTCATTCATCGTCTTTCCTCTTAACATTAGGTAAAGGGAGCTGGGTAAGGGCTCCCTTGTGTGTTAAATGGCTTACAAATCAGTTTTTCGTGATATAAATAATTCGCATGCCAGGTTTCTTTCGCTTTCGCAGGTGTTTCAACCTATAGCTCATAGTGTGGCGTCTCTATCCAGTAGAAATCTACTCCCGAGAGGAGTCTTAAGACCTCAAGCTCCGGCTTGTAGGCGGGACTCGTGAAGCATATCCCGACTGCCATCTCGTCATTGCATGACACGAGCCAGTCTCCGTGCACTGCAAAGGTGCTTGGTGGATTTTCGTCATCGCGGCACTTATCTGGGTTGACCATTGCTAAGCGCGCATCGTTGATGAGGCGTGCTCCGCCCGGTGTTTTTACTACCGTCATCATGTTGTCGTTCTGCATGATCTTAATCGGTGAGATTAGCGCTTCCTTTGTATCCTCCGCCATGTCCCATAGGAGTGGCTTTCTTTCCGTTTCAAATTGTGGATCGTGTCCTTGCTGGTATGTCATGAACTCGCCCTTTTCCGGTGCAAGGCCGCATGTCTTGATTACGGTACCTAAAAATTCCTTTGTGATTTTTGTGTTGTCGGCTTCTATTATCCAGCCGGTACCGTTCAGAATGTACATGCCTTTTTCTGTGAGACCGAACTTGACGCCCCACGTTTTGTAATCAGTTTTTAAAATTTTTTCTAGTTTTACGCAATCTATAAACATTTTCTGCCTCCTAACTTTGTGCTTTTCCATATCTGTCAACCTTGTCTCTGAGCCATTGTCTGATTTTCTCCGGAAAAATTAAATCTGATGCCAATAAGTGGCCACTGTGATGCTCCTCTGCTATGTAATCAGCCATTTTCGCCACCGTAAGAGTGTTCATATATTCTCTTCTTGTCATGCATGCTTCTATGACTTCTGTCTCTGGCTTTTCGTCCTCTATGCTTTGGGCTTCATTTTCTTCCTTTTCGATGCTCTCAGACTCTGATTTTTCAAGGATTTGCGGGGATTTTTGCGCCGGCGCAATTTGTTCTGCAAGGCTCTTTTCTCCTGTCTGTTCCTCGGGCCTGTCCGCAGGCTCTCTATTATCCTCTCTGCAGTCTGTATCTCCGTCGGTGGAATCATTCTTTTGCTCTTCTCCTGCTCCAGGAGCCGGCTCATTATCTGCCACGCTTCCCGATTCAGTCTCTTCGACCTCATCAGTGCCAGTTTCTCCAACTGCTGCATCGTCATCCTCTGACTCAGGAGTTTCTGCTGTAGTATGCTCTCCTGTCGGCTCATTTTCCTGTACTTCATTATCTCCTCCAAAATGGTTCTGCCACGTTCTGGTGCCTGCTGCATCCTCATCAAAGATAGAGCGCATAACCTGGTAGAATTCCCACCATGACATATTTTTTGGCGTGTCTCCAAACTTCTTGATTGTGACGCGATTCTCGTACATCATCATAAAATAAAGACCTTTTTTGAATGAGCGATTTCCGGCCGGATTTACAATTTCTGCAAATCGGCTCATTGACTCCTCATCAAACTCGTTTGAGTACACCTCATTGAGGATATCCTTGTTGTCCTCAAAGAATTTCTCTATCAGCTGACTTATGTCATCTGCCACACCCGCTGCAGGCTCGGTCTTGTTGAATCTCTTAAGCTCTCTTATGTCCTCTCTTGATGCCTCGGGCTGTATCATCTGCCTGTCAGCGTCGGGGAGCTTGAGCATCTCCTCAAGCTGGCTCCTTCCAAGGTCCGTATACTCCGGCCTCAAGTGTTCCGAATATCCATCAATCGAGTATTCGCGGTTGATACTCATAAATCGGCTTGTTGTGGATGCCTCAAGCCCATACTCAGCCTTAGCAAATTCTGCTATACTCTTGTAGCCGTCATTCTCATAAAGCCTTTGGTCGTCAATCTGTCTGAGTGCATAGCCTATTCTCACGAAGCTCTGCTTCACTCCTATAAGCTCCTGCCTCAGTTTCTGCTTCATTTGCGCCCAGTCATCGAGTGTCATCTGCATGTATTCCATATATTTTCCTCTTTTCCGTCTTCTCCGAACCGTTCTCTGCCTATCCGGTTGTACTCATTGAATATCTTTTGAAACTCCTCATCCCATCTTTCTCCGTGGCCTGCTTTCTCGCCTGCTGCTACATGAGCCAGTTCATGTGCGAATATCTCCGTCGCATCCGTGATGCTCAATTCTGCGCTGATTGCGATGACCGGTATTTCTCCTTTGTTGAACTGTGTGAACCCGAACGCTCGATTTCCTTCATCGTCTTTTATGCTTGGCTCAATGCAGGCTTTGTATTTCTTGTCTGGATAGAGGCCCCGAAAAGCCTCATCCAGAATCGTAAATGGTGAATTTATAAAAATCATGTTTTTTTCTCCTATGCTGTATATGCTATAGCCATTACCGGCATATCTGCTGTGGTCGCTGCCGACATGCCTGCTGTCCTCAGTGTTCCTGTCACAAGCATTCGTATATAGCTGTTGAGCCACTTCTGTATGTTCTCCTGGTCAGGTTTCTTATCATGAGCTCCGTACCATTGCAGTATGTTCGGCACCTCGGAATCAATCTCGACAGTGACATATTGCATATTTGGTGTATCCTTGAACCTCAGAAAAAGTATGTACGTCTCTCCCCGATTGTGTTTTCCTAAGTAGTTATCTCCGCCAACGCAATGATGAAGTACTCGTCCCTCTGTTACTATTTCCTCTGCTGACTTTGCCGGTCTGATGATGTATGTCTCATCCTCGTAGTAATATTTATTTCTCAGTTTCCTATAGTTGTGTCGAATGTTCGGGAATCGCACCGCAACATCCTTCAGATGCTTGTCCAGTTTTTCTTTGTTGACCTCTTCCACCATCTTTTCGTGGGCTTCATCCAGGTCATGTGGGAACTGATATACCGTGTTGGTCAGATCGTAGCCTCTGTCTTCTCTCATGCTCAGGTAGTCAGCGTATGTAGAGGCCATGTGTCTGATTCTGTATACCGACTGACTGCAGCCTCCGTAATCACAGCATGCATATTTCTTTATGCGGTTTAAAAATTTTTGTAATGTCATATATTTCTCTGCGAGCACGACCTGTGTGTATGTGAGTCCGGTCTCTGCCAGCTGCTGCACCTGTTCATCTGTCCAGTTCTCCGCGAGCCTCTTTTCCATCTGTAGAACCCTCAGCAAACCTATGTCTCCCTTTTCCTTAATGAGCAGCTTGAGCTTTTCCTTTCTGATGCCGAGAAACTCATCCGGTCTCGTTGCTGTTTCATCTTCGATGATTCCATACTGGCATTTGATAAGCTTCTCAGCCACTCCTATCAGGTGCATCTTCACAAGCATTTCAAGCTGAGGTGTGCGCATGTAGCACTCAAGGTACTCAACTGGATTGCATACGCTCATGAGGCTGTCTGTGTATTCCTTCATGGCGCTGTATTGAAACATGGTTCCTGCCATCTCATCGTATGTCTCGGGAAGTATTGGCCCGGAATTGATTCTGATGCTTGATAAACCATACAGATTACAGTCATCCCAGAAGTCTCTCCCTACATACGGATCATGCTTGTTATAGTCGACCTGAGCCTTTTTGCCTGGTTCAAAATATGCTCTTGCCAGCTCAACCCCCGACAGTTTTTCATAGGCATTGTACATTTCATTGCCGTTATCGCCGGCAATGAAGCCAAGTGTCCACTCTTTTTCCACCTGTATGTACCTCATGACGAAGCCATTGTCTTTGTATTTCTGTCCGAGAAAAAGATACCGGTTTTTTCTGATGCTGCCTTTTACTTTCCCTTTGCATTTGTACTGCCCGCGTGCGCCACACATAGGACATGTGCCGAAGCTGTTCTCTCGCGGCTCTTCTATGTTTCTCTCAAACTGGTCCTCGTATGCTCCACTGCTTTTCCATCTTGCAGTGGTCACACCGCCACACTTACTGCAGGCTATGTCAGCCCGGCTTCCATGCTTCTTGTAATACAGAAAGTGCTCATCATGGAAATATACGTGATCGGCTCTGTACAGTATTGCTTTTTCAGGTAGTGCCTTGGTGTTTGCCTGCCTGTCCTTCAGCGCTTCCTGACGTCTCTTGTGCTCTCGCTCTACTCTGTTTATCCTTTCTGTTGATGTGATGTCGGCCTCGTATCTTGATATGTGTTCCCACCACCAAGAAGGGTTGAAAAGCTTGGTGCCGCAAAAGGTCTTTATCCTCTCAAGGTCTTCCGGGCTCTGCAGGATATTTTCATCTGTCAGGGTTCCCCCTGTGTGTGTTTCCATCCATATGGGTCTGTAATATGAAACCTGTTGGCGTGTCCATACATGTTTGTCCGGCCAGTATGTGCCGAAATCCTTCTTGGTGAGTGCGATTCTCACTACAGGAATCTTTTTTGACTCCTTTTTATTTTCGTACACCTCAAGGAGCAGGTGCTTTTTATGTCCTATGATCTTGACTGCAGTAACTCCAATGTACTTCACAGATTTTTTTCTGCTTATCTTCTGTAGTCCCAGGTATGGTATTTTTTCTATTGTTTTTTCTTTCATCTGTAGTGCCTACTTTCCCATGTAGTAGTCTGTGATTATCTTCTTGGCTCTTGCCATGCCCGGTATGCCGAGTGTGACTTTGCTCGCTGATACGCCTGCTGCCTTGATGATATCCTTGTCAACTGTCTGTTGATTCTTGAAGGACCATGTCAGGATAGCTGCTATACAGCCCTTCAATGTCTTGCCTTTCTTTCTGACATTGTGAGCTAAGAGTTCATTCTCCATGCACTGGCCTCTTAGGTACTCCACCCAGTCCTCCATGATTTCCTTTGGTTTAAGCTCTGCTGCCTCGACATCAATCTTGCCTAGTGCCGCCGTGAGCTTATCGCACAGCTCAGGGATTTCTCCGTTGGTGTACAGGTCCACGAAATCAGCCTGTATTCCATTTTCTTTCGCCACTACCTTGAGGGATTCTATATCACCCTCGTTAAGCAGGTTTTCTGCAAGCTCGTTTATCTCACTAAACGAATCAAATTCTCCAAACTTATCAAACATATGGTTTCTCCTTTTTTAAAAAACTCCATTTATCGTATTTTCGCTCTGTATCTGTAAAATCCGGATAAAACTCATCCAGATATGCTCTGAACATGCCGAGCATCTCTTTTCTGTTTCCACTGCTGCCATTGTCCATCATATGATGGTGGTACCGGCATCCGACTGCTCCGTTCTGTCTGATGCCAAGTCCCATGGATGAGCGTGGTATGTAGTGCATGATGTCTGTTATATCCATCTCAGGGACTGCTGTCGGTGGCATCTCATAGCCTATCTGGCAGAATATGCACCGATAATTGTCACGCTCTCTTATGGCAGTGCGCTCTTTTTGTGAAAATTCAAGATATTTTGTATATTTAGGCATATGGATTTTTCCTCTTTTTGTGTTATAATATTTTTATAATTTTTTCTTTTAGTGTTGTTTTTTTTATGCAGAGTCCGGTCAGGAAATTAGATTTTCCCGACCGGTCTTTTTTATGCCTCAATCTGCATAATATATGGTGTGTCGCTCTCCATGCGCTCATCCACATCCTGAAGCATGATATCCGTCAGCTCCTTGAGCGTGTCGAACATGCTGTCGGTGATGAGTCTCTTGTCGTGTCTTTCCTTCACTACTCCGATTATGTAGCCAGCTGTAAGTGCAGCTTCCTTTACATCTGCGCTCTCCTCAATCTTTCCGATCATGCCGATGCACTTCTTAAATTCCTTGTACTGTTTCATTCCTGCTGTGTGCTTCTTAAATAATTTCATGGTTTTTCTCTCCTTATGATGCTGCTTTCTGTTCTTTTGCCACCTCTGATGTCATGATGCCGATATCAAGTGGCTTCTCTGCCTTGATGGCAGCGTTTAACTGTTCTGCTGTTTCAATTCCAAGTTTTTTGAGTGCCTCTTTAAGTTTGTTCTCCATAAGTGACCTCCTAATATACCCAAATCCTCATTCCGAGTCTTGGCTTGTCAATCAACTCAATAAATTTCACTCCGAGTGAATCAAAGTCCTCTATCTCATCATGTGCCCTGAATCTTATGCCTTTGTACACAAGCTCGACATCCTCATTCGTGGATCTATACACTTCCATGTAGGATGCCGGGCCTATTCTGCTTATTACTTCTTTGAGCTTGAAATCTGCTTTCTCCGTCTTTATCACCTTCCTTTCGCCGGAAATCTTCTTACTAAGTCTCTTGTTGCCATCTGAAATGCCTGCTCTCTCTCGTCTCCTGTGGCTCTGATTATTTCCCGGCCATTCTGCAAAATCCTGATTGTGTGCTCACCGGGTTTTTCTTTCAGTGTCATTGAGAGATGGTGCCGCTTTTGACGAGGCGAATACGCACTATAAAATAGGTCTGTCAGTGTTTTCAATCCTTTTCAATCCTTTCTCTCTTAAATGCTGCGCTATCATAAAATCACAGTTTGGGCTTACATAAATCCTTTATCACATGCTCTATCACGAATTTCTTGCACTCAACCATCTCCTCTTTTGATGGCTGAGTGTTTGTCTTTTGTATGATCCATACAATCAACGCATATTTTGTCCACTTATTTTCAAGCCACCCTATCAAGCAAGTTATCAATGCTATGATGAATATTAGTTTCAATTTTTCTCACGCTCCTTCCTAAATCAGATTTCTCCCCGGGCTTACCGGAGCACCACACGAAATGGATTTATTATGGTTCACAAGAGGATTTGTTGTATATGGGTAGTTTTGCGGTGCTCCGGCAAGCCCGGATATATTTTTTTATTGATTCAGCATGCACTTCACTTCTGCCTTGAGTTCAATGAGGCTTGCAAAGTATGCTGCCTCTGTGAGGGCTTTTTCTCTCTTGAGTTTCTGATACTGTTCCTCATTCCAGTCCTCTCTCGTGTTAGTACAGAAGCTATTGTATTCTTCCTCTTTCTTGCAGTTTGTCTCATCTGCTTTATCTATCTTGGTGATGATTTTCTCAAGGCTGAGTGCTTCTTCCTTTGTCAAATTCTTTCCTCCCTCTGTATTCTGTGTATTAAATCTTGCCTTTTTCTGCTTTTCAGTCGTATACTCTTCTTACAGGACGTTGCAGCGTCCGAGTAAATATATAAGTGAGGTATTTTTATGTCTTTAACACCTTCTGATGTCATTCAATTAATTGGTATACTAGCATCTCTCATTACAAGCGTTATTGCTATAATTATTTCTGTATTAACACTCAAACAAAACTCTAAAATGATTGATGAAACATCACGTCCTTATGTAGCCATATACGCTAAAACCACAAATTTCCAATCGCCGCAATATTACTTAGTCATAAAGAATTTTGGACAAACTGGAGCAACTATATCTTCAATAAAATGTTCTCCTGATATCACTCCATTCTCTATTCGAAGTGATCACATTCCATTTTCCAATTTTGCAGAAACATATATTGCTCCCGGCCAATCATTTATATGCAATGTTAAGGCAAGGGAATTCTGTTCACAGAAAGAAATATTTTATTTCGATATAACTTATATTGGAAATGGAAAGGAATACCATGATACATATCCTATAAATCCAAAAGCAGATGCTGATTTAATACATGTAAGGGCAGCTACTGTTGGTGATGAACTTCGCAGTATCTCATACTCTCTACAGGATTTAATTGAAAAGCAGTTATAACTCGACTCGTTTTTCTTTTACTCTCTCTTTGATCCGATCTGTTATAAACTCAAGTGCTTCTACTGTTTGGGCTTCCTCTGGGAGTCCTTTTTTTATGGTTTCAATTACACTTTCTACAATCAGATTGACTTTATCCTCATCCAAATATGTTGTGTTTGCAGTTTCAAAATCATTTTGAATTATGTTTAGCATTTCTCTCTCTTCTTTCCTATGCATTCTGTGTATTAATTGTCTTTAATTTCTTCACAGTCTCACTCCCCTTCCCCCTGCATCCTGTCCGACAGCGCTTTTGCATGCAGTACTACAGTCTTCATTTCTGTTGCATCTACACCAAACTCTCGCATCTTCTCTTCCAAGGGTACCGGCTCATGGTCTTTCTTGGGGTACTGCTGATATATGCTCTCTGCAGCATGGAGTCCATACCGGTAAAAGGATTTCACCGCCAACTCCGGTGTGATAGTTCCTTTTCCTTTTACAGTGCATCTGCTCTTGTCCTTGTAGTTGAAAAATATTTTCCACATGGTCTTTTCCTTTCTTAAATGCTACTTGCAAATTTACTCTCCCAAGTCATATAATCTCCTTACAGGACGTTGCAGCGCCCGAGTTTATGAAAGGAGGACTTTATAATGAGTAATAATGATTTATCATTAATAGAAAAATTTAAGTCTTTAATGCAACAAGCTATGTTATATGCTCAATACTCTCACGATTATATTTTTGATGATTCTGTTGAGGATTCTGTTGCTATTACATATCTGAATATTGCGGCTTCAAAATTCGCTGCTGCAGAATCTCTTTACTATTCATGCTTTAACATTTTGGAACGTGATGAAGCTGAAAGTATTTTTCACATTTTTGACGTATATATGGTTGAAATGTTGACTAATCATAAGACTGAGCACTCTCATCAATGGACAGATATCGAGTACAATCGTTTAAAGGATGCTTTCGATTCTTCAGCGTTTGCATTATAAGATTTCTAACTTTTCTAAGGGGAGGTTTTTCCTCCTCTTATCTCGTCTAATATTTCATGCAGTAATGCGGTCTGGTACATTATTTCCTTTCCTATAACAGAGTCCGGATCTATACATACCGATTTTCTTTTCTTTTTTGCTTTTTCTCTCTTGATTTCATCTCTTTGCATTTCTGCAAACTTGGAAATCTCTTTATAAATTTGATTTCCCATATATCACACTCCTTTCCGCTCATAACTTGCGTTTACGTAAGTTTGTTAGCAAAAAAAATAAACGTAAGTTTTTCTTTTGGTATGTCTAGGCTCTTGGCAATTTCTGTAGCCTCTTTAACAGTAAGTGTTTCACCCTCTATACTATTGATTTTTCTATTTAATGTGGAAGGGTTCATACCTACTTTTTCAGCCAAATCAGCTTGTGTCATACCAGTTCTTTTTAATTGTGCTTTTAATTCCATGACATTAATCATCGTATGTTTTTTAGCTCCTTTCGTTTGCGTATACGTAAGTTTTATATTTTCATAATAACACAGTTTTTTGTGTTGTCAACAATTATTTTTCGTTTACGTAAGTTTTTCTTGCATTTTTGCAATTTTTATTATATTATATGCATACAAACATTATATGAAAGGTGGTGTTGACATATAGCTGTACAGGACATTATCAAGAAACGACGATTAGAATTACAATTAACTTTGAAAGATGTTGCAAAAGCTCTAGGTGTTTCTGAAGCGACTGTTTCTAGATATGAAAGTGGCGAAATTCAAAATATGGGAATTGATAAGATTGAATCTCTTTCAACTGTTCTCCGCTGTTCGCCAGGCTATCTTATGGGTTGGAACGAAAATACATGGATTGGTGTAACAAATGCTGATAAACCTATCCTCGATAAATACCATACTCTGAACGACAATGGGAAGCAACGACTCCTTGAGCGTGCCGATGAACTTATTGAACTGGGTTATGTTACAAAAGGGGACGTACTGAAAGAGGCATAAGGTACTCTGTTGAAGAGAATATTATAAAATTTAAATAAGGAGGCACTTATGGATAAAAAGGAATTTGATGAACGTTTAAATGCATTGTCTGAAAGAGTCTTATCTAAAGCTCTTACACCTGATGAGGAAACAAATTATACTGAATCATTATTTGAATCAATCAGACATGTAAATGAATATGGTCAGGAGTTTTGGTATGCAAGAGAGCTTCAGATTGCTCTTGAATACAAAGAATGGAGAAACTTTTGTAAAGTAATTGATAAAGCAAAAACAGCTTGTGAAAGCAGTGAAAACACTGTATCTGAATGTTTTGTTGACGTCAACAAAACATCACCAATGCCTAACGGTGGATTTAAGACAGTTGACGATATTGCCCTATCCCGTTATGCCTGCTATCTTATAGTGCAGAATGGAGATCCGCGAAAAAAGGTAATCGCACTTGGTCAATCATACTTTGCTGTCAAAACGCGTCAGCAGGAACTTATTGATAACTACTATAATCTCAACGAGGATCAGAAGCGTTTGGCCATCCGCAAAGAAATGAAAGAACATAACAAGCTTCTTGTAGCCGCTGCCAAGGATGCCGGTGTGCAAAGTGGTATTGATTATGCAATATTTCAAAATAGTGGTTACAAGGGGCTTTATGGTGGTATGACCGCTAAGGATATTAAAGCTCATAAGCAGTTAGGCAAGAATGATGACATATTAGACTATATGGGTCATGAAGAACTTGCCGCCAATCTCTTCCGTGCAACACAGACAGAGGCAAAGCTCCGCAGAGAGCAGGTAAAAGGCAAAGAAAATGCAAATCAGACTCACTATGCTGTTGGCAAGGAAGTCCGTGATACCATTAAGCGATTAGGTGGCACAATGCCAGAAGACTTACCTACACCAGATAAAAGTATCAAACAGCTCGAGCGTGAACAGAAACTGCTGCAAAAGAAAAAATAAAAATTATTACTATGATTTCATCTTTCCTAGGAATTGCTGTTGTAGCCTTACCGGCCGGTATAATAACGTCAGGTTTAATGGATGAATTAAGCAAATCACATGATGAATAGCATAAGTTTAAGGAGGAATTTATATGGCAATGATTAAATGCCCTGAATGTGGAAAAGATATTTCTAATCAGTCAGACAAATGTATATACTGTGGTTTTCCTATAAGAAATGAAGATATGATAGTCTGTAGCAACTGCGGAGTTCTTAACCAGGCAGGAAGTACATTCTGCTCTTCCTGCGGTAATCCTCTGGTTAAAGGTATTACTGCTCCGTCAACAACAAAGGCACATAAATCTGCTAATAAGAAAAAACACTCAAAAAAACGACATAGTAAAGCACCTCTTTTTATGTCCATATTCTTCTTATTACTAATTTTAATAGCAGTCATTGTTTTCAGATGGGCTATTCAATCAGGCAGACTTGAAGTTGTAATAAAGGATCCTGATACAAATGAAAGCTATCAGCTCATATCAAGTAGCGGTTTGTTCAATGTTGCATTAACAATTCCTGCAGAATATGTTGAAGGCACAACTCAAAAGGAGCTCAATAAACAAGCCAAGGAAGGAACTTTTAAATCTGCCACACTGAACAAAGATGGAAGTGTTACATATGTCATGAGTAAATCTCAACACAAGGAAATGTTGAACACGCTTAAGAATTCTATCGCAGATGAACTTAATAAAATTCCTAACTCTACCGACTATCCAAATGTAACTAAAGTCGAAGCCAATGACGATTATACCAAATTTACTGTTACCACAGCTAGTACAGAGCTTTCGTTTGAGGAGCAATTTCTTAGTGTCCAGCTTTACATATATGGAGGAATGTACAATGCATTTAATAATTTATCCCCTGTTATATCTGTTGATTATGTAAATGCAGACTCCGGAGCTACAATTTACTCTGGAAAATCCTCTGATATAACTAATTAAACTGTTTTAAATTCATAGTTTTGCGCCGGCGCAAATTTTAATCTTATTTTTAATATGAATACTTGACAAGACTAATTCATATGCTAAAATATAGCTAATTAGCGAATGACTGCTGTGCGGTCGCAAAATTAGTCTTGGTTTATTCCAAGGCTTTTTTTGCGTTTATGAGGATTTTACAATGAATAAACAAATAACTTATACTGACGTATATAGTCAGCTAGAAAAATTAAAATCTCAAAATCTTATAATATCAGATGAGGCTTTTGCTATTAGTGCTCTTTCGAGATATGGTTATTCAACCCTAATCAAAGTCTCTTGGTTTAGCACCGTGTAAAAGGTGCTGTAACTAAACAACCGCCCTGCAGCTACCAACTGCAGAGCGATTATATAGATGTTACCTATCAACCCGAGGGCCAATATAATAACTCCCTAAGCAAGTCTTATTATATCACATGCCCTCTTTTTTAGAAAGGGGCTTTTTATATGTCTAAAACTGTCGCTATCTATGTCAGGGTTTCCACAGGGAAACAGGCTGACAGAGACTCTATCCCTTTTCAGATTCAGGAATGCTCCAACTATGTGAAGCATTTTCTTAAAACTGAAAATTTTGAAGTATTCAAGGATGCTGGGCGCTCCGGCAAGAACACTCACCGTCCGGAGTATCAGAGAATGATTGAAAAGGTCAAAGCCGGCATGATTTCTCATGTCGTGGTGTACAAGATCGACCGTATTTCACGTAATCTCGTGGACTTCTCTATCATGTACAATGATTTCAAAGAGCACAAGGTTGCATTCATCTCTTTAAATGAGCAGTTCGACACCTCTAGTGCCATCGGTGAAGCCGTGCTCAAGATTATCCTCGTGTTTGCTGAGCTTGAGCGTAAGCTCACAGGTGAGCGTGTGCGTGACATCATGATGAACCGCGCGCTCGATGGCAAGTGGAACGGTGCCAGGGTGCCGTATGGCTGGGACTGGGATACAAAGAAGCAATGCCCGGTGCATTCTGATACTGAGGCAGAATATGCCCGGATGATGTACAGGCTCTATGATGAGTGCCACTCTACCTGTGTGGTGCGTGATTACTGTAATGCTCACGACATCCCGACCAAGCGTGGCGGTGAGTGGACCAGCAAGACCGTTGCTGATTTTCTGAGGAATCCTATGAATGTCGGTGATTATCGCTACAATTATAGGAAATCTGCCAGAGGTAAGAGGAATGATCCGTCTGAGGTTATCTATGTGAAGGATGTATTTCCACCTCTTATTGACAGAGAGCTCTATGAGAGGGTGACTCATCAGATGGACCTGAACACCTTCGGACTCGGCAAGGATGGGCGCAAGGTGGTCAGCAAGAAGACTCATGTGTTCGGCGGTCTTGTCGTGTGTGGTCTGTGCGGGGCTTTCTATCACTCCGATGCCGATGTGGTCAGAGCCGATGGTTTCAGGCCATCGAATTATCGATGCGGTGCTCACAACAAAAAAATTCACTGCAAGGCAAAGGGCACCTCTGATGTGAAGCTCGGACCGTTTATCTTCAACTATATCTCAAATCTGGTCAAGGCTTCCAAGTCAAAGAAACTGCTGCACTCTGTCTCTGATCTGGAGCAGATACTCCTCACCGGCCCGGAGTTTGAGCAGGTGGCAGGCATCGCTGACATTGGACTGGATGTCACCTTTGACACTATCATGCATGGTTTCAAACCGAAGCGGTACACTGCTGCACCTTATACCGTCATCCGCTCCGGTGATTCTGATGCACTCACAGCAAAAAGAGATAAGACCATCCGAGCGCTTGAGAGGCTCAAGAAGCTGTTTTTATTTGAAGATGATGCAATGAGTGAAAAAGAATATCTGATGTCTAAGAGGGAGCTTGAGGGCACGCTCAGCGATATAGAAAATGAGCTGTCAGCTCTTGAAGCCGACACTGCAGATACAAAATACGATGATATGTCTTTCATCTCCACTGCATCCGGATTTTTAATTGCTCATCAGATTGCATCAGGTGAGCACATCAACTACAGGGAGCTCTCCTGTGCCGTAGATGCAAAGGTGCTTAAGGATTTTGTGAACAGTGTGATTGAGAGGATTGTTCTGCTGGACGGACGCGTGGCTTCGATAGAGTTTAAGAACGGACTCGTTCACGAGTTCCTTTACAGAGAATAAGAGCAGGCTTAGGCAGCCTGCTCTCTTTATGTGTGTATGAGTAAGATTAGATTAACAAGAAAGGTTGATTTTACAAGGTTTTAGGCATCTTGTTTTTAGAGTTCATCTGACAGCCGAAAGTCTTTACAAAATAAGTCATAGGACGGCCGATTTCTTTAGATTTCTTTTCAACAAAATCCTTTGCCTTTGCCATGT